TGGAAACAGAACCAACTGACGATACTGAGGAAACAGAAGAAAAGCCAAAACGTGGTGGCCGTAAGAAAGCTGAGGCGTAATCATGTTACCTGCTGAGGTGTTCGAGCGACGGTTGAGACAGGCCGTTAAATCGAGCACCTTTATGGTGCAAGATGAGGCACAAGCAAGACATAACTTTACATCTAGGACGTCTCAATTAGAACGTGCTATTGATACACGGTTCGACTTTGATAATGGCAATAATGTAGGGGTTGTATATCTTGATGATAAGGCTGCACCTTATGGTGTATTTGTCCATGAGGGTACACGACCTCATATTATTCGTCCTAAGACAAAAAGCGTTTTGCGATGGGCACCTATGGCCGGTAATGGTTTTATATTTTCTAAAGAGGTCCACCATCCAGGCACTAAATCTGATCCATTCTTATATGACGCTATCAATCGTAAGCGTGGCGATGTATATGCTACATTTGCAAAGGCTACGAATATGGCACTTGATGATATAAGTAACAGCGATTGGCTTGGAAAGGCAGACCATGAAATTAGAATTCGATTATAGGGGGCTCAATGTTATACGACTACACGGAAATGCAGTTCACCGATGAGCTATTAGGCAAAGAGGTACTGCCACAACATGTCGAACGTGCTGAGCAAGGCTTATACGCATTCGCTAAGCGGTTAGGGGTTCCACAGAATGATGTTATTAGGGGTTATCTAGCAGACGAGCTAGTACAACTATATACATATCGTTTCGTATGCTTTGACAAGGCTTATGCGTTGCCAGGTGCTTATACTAGGGACGGTTCGACAGATGATTTCTACAGTAAGAAATTACTGTATCTCGATGAACGCATTAAAATTTTAGAAAAGCAGATAACTCCGGAAGATTTAACAGGCGATGCGAAGAAATATGCTCGTTATCGTACCGTTGAAATATACAGGGGGTAGTATGTGGCTAGAATTAATGCAACATATTAAATCTACTATCGAGAATAGCGGTGCTGCATTTAATGTCATACTAGGTGCTATGCGACCACAGGCAGCAAAGATTGACGAGAATGGCGTTATTATGGTTATTCGTGGGGAAACTACGAGGGGAGATAACTCCGTTCAATCTGAATTGCAACAAGAACTTTATATCGAGGTTTGGGGACGCAATGACAACCCTGACTTGGAAGTCGGTTACGAAGTTATTGCTAATTTCGAGGATAAGTTCGAGGCAATTATTAATGATCTACGCAAACGATGTGGTGAATTAGACGAAGAGGCATGCATATTGCAGTCTAATGGCTATCAGATTATAGATTTAGTATGCACAAATAAAACTGGCGACCATGACAGTGTACGGCCGTTAATAGGTACTCAATATCGCTTTATGGCTCGCCTTATTGATTTAAAAGAAGAAACTAACGGAGGTATATTCTAATGCCAGCTCAACCAGCTACAGCAAAAAAACTTTATAAACCGCAACAGGCTGCAATGCCTACTGCCGGCAAGAATTATCTTATTTATTTGAATGTAGGTACTGACGAAACTACAAATGCAGAATGGCTTTTATTGGGTGGTCAACGTAGTGGTGATCTATCTCGTAAAGCAGATAGCATCGACGCATCTCATAAAGGTTCCGGCGGTTGGAAGTCTACAATCGCAGGTCTTAAAGAATGGTCCATTGACTTGGAAACATTGTTAATGCCTAACGAAGAAAGTTTAACGTTGCTTGAAAAAGCGTTTTTGGAGGGCGAATACGTCCACCTTAAATTTGAATATCCTGACAAATCTTATATGACAGGTATTGCATCCGTTACAGAGTTGTCCTTGAACACTCCACATGATGATGTGGCTACATATAAAGGCAGCTTGAACGGTGTAGGTCCGTTGTCTGAATTAAAAAAAGCCTAATTTATTAAGGAGTGTGCAAAATGAAAAAAATTAATTGTGATCTTTTCGCTACTGGCGAAACTATCTTTTTCAACATTGGTCGTATTGCCGAATTGGAACAGCTATGGGGTGAACCTATTTTTAAAGCCGTGCAAAGTGGCACAATGACATTTAATCAGCTTATTACTGCTTTCGTTGTAGGTATGAAACAACATGGCAAAAAGCGTGATTATATCTACTACCAAGACAAACTTCAAGAACTGTTTGACGATGGTTCCGTCCAATATAGTGATCTTGTACAGTTAATTGTGCAAGCCCTTATTGGCAGCGGTGTATTTGGTAAGGCTGCATACTATGCATTATTCCCAGAAGAGGCTGACGAGCAAGCACACTCCGAGGTTGAGGCTGAGACAGACACAAAAAACTAGATGGGGGCTACACAGCCCCCTCTTTTAGTATTTGGATAACTAAGGCAGAGCGTATGGCCTATGGTCCGCTTAACTTAAAGCCGTGGGAATTCATGAATTTGAGCCCTATGGAGTACTACAAACTCGCCGAGGGTTATGAGTTAAGAACAGAAATAGAGGACCGCAGACAAGCGTATTTTGCGTGTCTAATGACAAATGTACATATCGCTGGCAACAGAAAACTACGTGTCGAGGACATTATGAAACAACTTCACCCTATGTCTGCCGCTAAACGTAAAACCGAAGAAAAGTTATTCATGGAAGAATTCAGACAGGTAGGAGGTGAGTTATAGATCTATGGCCGATACTCAAATAAATGTCAAAATTGTTGGCTCGTCCAATAGTGCTGAACAGGCACTCGACCGTGTGGCAAAGAAAGCCGAACAGTCGCTAGGTAAAAGCATTGAGGCTAGCCTTGATAATGTTAAGGCTAAGGCTCAAAAGGTCTTTGGGGTGGAAATTCCAGGCCTTATGAACGCCGCTAAAAGTGGTGCTGCATTTGCAGGTGCTGCAATCGGTATTGAGGCAGCCGGCAGAGCATTAAAAGACATGGCCGTAAGTGCAATTAAAACCACCGACCAACTAACCCAGTTACGTGCTCGTATTAACCTTATCAATGACGGTACACAAAGTACTGCGGAAATTATGGATAAGGTATATCAAGCCGCTAACCGTTCTCGTGGTAGTTACCTTGATATGGCTGATAGTGTTGCGAAGTTGAATATGCTTGCAAAAGACGCTTTCAACTCTAATGATGAGGCTATCTATTTCGTAGAACAGTTAAATAAGCAATTTAAAATTGCCGGTGCTAGTGTTGAAGAAACTTCATCCGCTATGTACCAGTTAACACAAGCCATGGCAGCCGGTAAGCTACAAGGCGACGAATTCCATTCCATTATGGAAAATGCTCCTATGTTAGCACAAGCGATTGCAAGTGAAATGGGCTTGACTGTAGGCCAATTAAAGGAAATGAGCTCGCAAGGTTTAATTACTGCGGACATCATTAAGAACGCATTATTCAATAGTGCGGAAGAAACTAATGCAAAGTTCGCTGAAATTCCTTTGACATTCCAAGATATTGGTACGCAATTACAGAATAACCTTATTACCGCATTTCAACCAGTAATGGAACAAATCGGCTCGATGGCAAGTTCTGATCTATTGGCAGGTGCACTCAACGAACTAGCTTTCTCATTCAAAGTAGTGGCTGCGGCTGCACAAGTTGCAATAGCTACTATAAAGGCTGCATTTGCAGGGTTAAGCGTTACTATTGGTGTGATTAAGAACGTTGTAACAAGTTTTGTTGGAGTATTTACAACATCTATGCCAGCCGTTAGGGCTGCGGTAGTAGGTGTTACAACTGCTTTTATTGCATATAAAGCCACATTGTTATTGTGTGGTGCACAAACCGCTGCACTTACTGTAAAAGTGATAGCATTAAAAGCTGCGGAATTAGCATCTGCGACTGCAACAAAAGCACATGCGGCAGCTATGGCAGTCTTACGTGCTGCAATGGCGGCAGGTGCTACGGCATCAGCTTTACTTGCTGCGGCATTGGCTACAGTAAGGGGCATATATATTGGTGTTCGTAGTGGTGCATTGGCTGCGGCTGCAGCTCAAAAAGTGCTTAATCTCGTAATGAGGGCGAACCCAGTCGGCTTACTAATTTCAGTACTTGTAACATTGGTTACTGTATTCGCAACTGCGGCTGCGGCTGGCAATGGTTTTGGCAATACTCTAAGCTCGGTATTCTCGACTATCGTTCATACGGCAGTTTGGGGTGTTAATAAGATTATTGAGGCCCTTAACTGGCTTATCGCAAAGTTAAATAGCGTAGGCGACAAGGTAGCAAAATTCTTTGGTGGCACGTTTACTGCAATTCAACAAGTAGACACCATTTCGGCTGATACTGCACAAGATATTGTTAACACTGCCGGTGATATTATGGGTCAAATAACATCAGGCTTATCCGGTGGCGGTGGCGGAGACATCGACACAGGTGGTTTTGGTGGTGGCGGTGGCGACTACGACACCGGAGGCGGTAAAGGTGGCAAAGGTGGTTCCGGTGGTGGTAAAGGTAGCAAGGGCAGTGGTAAAGATCTTGCGAAAGAGGCTAAACAAGTACATGAAAAAATCTTGCAATCTTTCTTGGAAATGCAAGGCAACCAAGTTGAGTTAGTCGAACTTCAATACCAAAAAGAACGAGACGAGCTTGAAAAATCTAAGGCGGCCAATGCTAACTATCAAGAAGACTTGGAAAGACTTAACGAAGTCTATGCAGATAAGCGTATCAAGGCTAAGCAAGAGGAAATGGCAAAACTACGTGCCATTGAAACTGGTATTCGTGATATGCAGAAGAATTTTGCATTTAGTACTGCCGACAAAGACAGTACTGGCTCCGTATCTCCGGCAATGCAGTTGGCAAAAGATTATATCGACCATATTGATGAAATTGAGGACCGCTATGCAGAAATGTCCGACAACTTCATTAAAATGGACGCTATGCAGCAGCAAAAATATATTGATACTCTAAAACAACGTGGCATTGAGTTTGAATTGAGTGGCGAGGGTCAAATCTCATTTGAAAAATTAAAGAACGAAGAAATGTTGGCGTTGCAAGATGAGTTCAATAAAAAGGCTTTGCAACAGCATACTGATTTAGTCAACGAGAAGTATGCTATCGATGAGGCTATGCGTACTCAAAACTTCGAGGCACTTCAAGCTGCATTGACAGATGAGTACATTGCAGAACAACAAAATTATGAGCTAAAAAAAGCACTACTTGAAGAATATAAACAAGCAGTAATGGACGCACATTGGAATGGGCAACAAGTTCTGTTCGATGCTGCAAATGCAGGCTTGGATAGTTTACAAGGATCTATCTCAGGTCTTATTCAAGGTACAACAACTCTTATGCAAACGTTCCAAAATCTTGGCAAGGCTATCCTCAAAACTATTGCTGATAGTGTGGCTCAATGGATAGCGGCTCAAATAAAACAAGCCGTATTCGGTAAAATGTTAGCAGCACAACAGGCTGCAACTGGTATTGCTACGGCTAACGCTCAATATCCGGCATGGGCTGCATTGGCTCAACAAGTTAGTATGGCTACCTTTGGTGCTAGTGCTATCGCCGGCAATGCTGCATGGTCTGCTAATACTTCGACCGGTAGTGCATTATCACTTGCCAATGGTTCGACTAGTTTTTCATCTCTAAGTAGTGGCCGATTAGAATTACCTAAGATGGCGAATGGCGGTGTTGCCTATGGCTCCACTTATGCTGAGATTGGCGAGGGCAAATACAAAGAGGCCGTTTTACCTCTAAGTGAAAGCACATACGATGAAATGGGTGCAGGTATAGCACGTGCCGGTGGTGGTGCTACTGGTGGCATTACGTTTAACGTATCCGCTATGGACGCTCATTCGTTTGGTGATTGGTTAGAGAATTCGGCAGGTCGTTCTTTGCGTCAGTTTTTAGTTAATCAAAATAGGGAATTCGTAGCAACGGAGGGTACATGGTAATGGCTGATTTATTGAAATTTCCTGACATTAGAACCCTTGCGTGGAAGTCTACAAAAGCTCAAAAATGGGACACCAAAATAAAGCGTACTGGCAGTGGTCGGGTGCGAACTATGACTACTTGGCAATATCCTCAATACACTATTACAACAGAATTCGCAATATTAAGCCCAGAAGAACATAAGCGTCTTATGGGCTTTTATGCATCTGTAAAAGGTGGTACAGTTCCATTCTTATGGCTAGATCCAGAGGACTACGAAGAAAAGGGTATTCGTTTAGGTACTGGGGCTCAATCTGAATGGCAAGCAGTTCGCTTGTATGGTGATTTTAGGGAACCAGTCGCACATATTGAAAACCTAAAATTATACGCCAATGGCTCACCGGTAAGTGCGGTATCGGATAAGGGTGTTATTAGATTAGCACCAGGGGTAAGAGTGGCACCAACTGCCATTATTACTGCCGACTACACATATTATTGGAAAGTCATGTTCAGTGGCGACTACACTGATGAGGCCGTTTTTAAGGACATATTTAAGTCTAAATCGTTTAAATTGGTAACGGTGAGGTGATTATAAGTGAAACAAGTTAGCGAGGCTCTAAGCGTTCATTTAAGCTCATCTCAGACGTTTGTATCGTGCGACTTATATGAGCTCAAATTAAAAAGTGGCATTTCTTACTACTGGGCCGATACTGATATTGATGTAAGCTATGGCGGAAACACATACAAGGGCGATGGGCCAATTATTGTACGTGAAAAGATTGCAACAAGCAGTACTGTTAGCGTTGATAAATTAAACGTTACTATAACTGCTAATCAGTCCGACCAAATCGGTGGTGTTCCTGTTTTAACTGTTGCACATAATGGTGGTTTAGACGGTGCGACTTTAAATTTGAGACGTGCTTTCTTTGGTGATAATGGAAACGTTATCGAATGTATTGATCTGTTCAAGGGTATTTGTGAAGTAACACAGGGTGGTGGTTTTGCATTGAAAATTAATGCAAAATCAGTAGTCCAAAGGCTCAATATTGAATACCCTAACAGACGATATTATCCACAATGTCCATACTCCGTATATTCCAAAGAGTGTGGCGTTGATATTACGAAGTATCGCAAGCGTGTTACTGTAACGGCGGTTACTGGTACCAATACCGTGCAGATTGACACTAGTTTTGAAAAAGGCTATTACACTGCCGGTGGTATGGAATGGATAAGCGGCCCATTAAGTGGACAAGCAACTCAAATTATGGATAGTGCTACGAATACAATCGTTTATATGAGTGCGACTAATACTGCACCTCATGTTGGCGATGTGGCATATATCTATCCAGGGTGCGACAAAACACCTGCAACTTGCAAGGCTAAGTTCAATAATTTTAGTAGGAACAGGGCAACTCCTTATGTTCCGTTAAAGGAGACAATACGATGAAATTGACAACAGGTGAAATGATTGCCGATGCTGCAAAAAAGTGGATAGGCACACCGTATCAAAATAATACTATGGTTCATGGTGTTGGTGTCGATTGCTCCTATTTGTTGGTTGCTGCACTGGTCGATAGTGGTCTCATGAAACGTGATGCATTAGAAATAGAGAATTATTCCAACGAATGGCATTTACATCGTAGCGAAGAAAAGTACCTAAAATATGTTCAAAAAGTAGCTGACGAGGTTCCTATTGATGATATTCGTATCGGTGATTTTCTACTATACCAATATGGTCGTTGCATTTCTCACGGTGCAATTTATGTTGGCAATAATTTAGTCGTGCATGCGTTTGTTGATCTAGGCGTTATCTATTCATCTATTGACGATGTATTATTCTATGACGCAAAGGGCAAAAGTCGCTTACGTGCGGTTTATAGGTTTAGGAAAGGGGGCAAATAATGGGCTTTCTATTTAGTCGAGGGCATAACACTACAAATCGAGCTGATATGATAGGCGATTTTCAAATCAATACGGCATCATACGGCGAAGTGGTTCCAGAAGTACTTGGCACTACACGATTGAGTGGCAACATTATTTATTACGATGACTTTACCCCTCATGAACACAAAACCACAACACGAACAGGTAAAGGTGGTGGCTCAAAGCATACTGAAATAACTTACACATATACAGTCGCATGTGCGATTGGCTTATGTGAGGGCCCTATACAGGGAATAGGTAAAGTATGGCGAGATAAGGAAATATACGACTATCCTAATGAAAAGATTGAACTTACTGCGTATAAAGGTGATTACGGACAGGCTCCGTGGCCTTATGTTTTATCTAAGCATCCGGACAAGGCATTGCCTTATAGTGGCTTGGCATATATGGCCGGTGTGGTTGATTTAGGCGAACGAGGAAGTCTACCGCAATACAACTTTGAAATAAAGGGCAAATTGTTGGAAACTGGCGACGGTGTAGACGTTAACCCTGCCGATTATATTGTGCATGTGTTGAAGTCTATCGGCATTGATGATGTTAATATTGACGGTTTAGAACACTACAGGGAGTATTGCAAGGCAGCTGATATTCTTATCAGTACACCTCCGGACAGTAAAAGTACAAAGGCTCAAACTGTAATTAATGATATAGCAGAAATTACAAATAGCCTTGTCTTTTGGTCTACAGACCGTCTAAAAATTGTACCATTAGCCGATAAGCCTATAGGCACATGGACGCCTTACAATCAAATTCAATATAACCTAAATGCAGATGATCTTATCCCATCTAGCGATGGGCAGTTAGTTGTATATAAGAGAAAGGACAGCTCAGAAAGTTATAACCAAGCTACGGTTGAATTCATTAATCGTGCGAATGGTTATGAAAAGGAAACAGTCGCTTTCGAGGTTGTAGCCGATGTGCAAAAAAATGGTTTAAAGCCAGCCTCCAAGAAGTCTGCACATTATCTATATACTAAGGCTAGGGCACAATACTATGCGGAGCAATTGGCAATGAAACGGCTATATGCTAAAAACCAATATACATTCCATTTAGATTGGGCATTTTGTAGATTGGAACCAGGCGACCTTGTTACATTAACTGACGAATTATGTGGTTTAAATAATCAAATTGTCGTTATAACTTCTGTATCTGAGGCAGCGGACGGACAGTTGGAAATAACTACCGAGGGTAAACCTCCAGGGACATATGCTCCTGCCAAGTACAATGTGCATGAGAACGAACGACCTTTTATTGATTATAACCAAGCTGCACCAAGCGTAAATGATGTAGCTATATTCCAAACCGTTGGCGATGTAGGTGGCAATCAAGTATTCGTTGGGGTTAATGCTCCAAGTGGTTGGGGTGGTTGCTCCGTATGGGTATCTGACACAGGTGAAAACTATCGACGTATTGGATCTATCACGCAACAAGCTAGAATGGGCAGAACCAAAAATGCGTTTGATAAGTCCGCTAATGTATGTGATGTAGTACTCAATCAAGGTGTGTTGAAAACTGTAACACATGTCGATGCTGAACGTGCCAATACATTGTGTTGGATAAATGGCGAGGCATTGAGCTATGAGGGCGTTGAAACTCATCAGAATAATTGGTATACGTTAAAAGGTTTAGTTCGTGGACAGTATGGCACTAATGCTATTAATCACAATGCAAATGAAAGGTTTGTCAGAGTTGACGAGGCATTATTCCGTTACCCTTATCGCAAGGAAGATATAAATAAGACAATTTATCTCAAGTTCACTTCGTTAAATCTATTCGGAAGTAATGAACAGGGACTTGATGAGGTGCAAGAGTATACCTATAAAATCGTGCCTTACTATATCCCAGAAGTGGATAATTTAACGTTATTCACTAAATATTACGAAATCGGTAATGGTGTATTGTCCTTTGATGTGGTGGCTCAATTTGATGTACCTCAAATCAATAGTTTTGATACTGTCGAATTATGGTACCGTGAGGGCAATGCAAAATGGAAGTATGGCGGTAATGGTAACGGTCAAATCTCTATTAGTGGCTGCGAGCTTGGACATACTTACGAAGTAAAGGCTATTGTTAAGGACGTACATGGAAACACTTCGCAAGGTGTTACAAAGTCTATTACAGTAGCCATGAAAACGGAAGTACCTAATGCACCGCAAGGCTTTTCTATCACGTTTAGCGATAAAGCCAATTTCAACTGGCTTGAAGTTCGTAATGCTGACGTTGATTTCTACGAATTGCGGTTAGATACACGGACAGGCCAAACCGATGGTCTTATTGGTAAAAGTAACAATACTACCTATAGTGGCATGCTGCGTGAACGTAGTGGCAAAGTCTATTTGTACGCACATAACCCATCAAAAGGCTATGGGGCACCGGCTGAGGTTACATATAACGTACCAATTCCACCTAAGCCTACAAATGTCAAATTAACTGGTACTATTAGCGGTATCGGAGTGGTGTTTGAAAACATTCCGACTGGCTGCAAGGGTGCCAATGTCTATGTCGATAATACTGTATATTTCACATCTACTAACGCAATGAGTATTCCTATCGAGGCCGGTGTTTATTCTGTCAGCGTTGCTTATGTCGATATTTTTGGTGAGGGGCCAAGAACCGACGCAACAAATGTGGCAGTAAAAGCTAAAATCGATAGCAAATTGCTAGATATGGAAGAACTCGGCATATCTGATATGGACAAGGCAGTAAAGGCTTTAAAAAATGAAGTCGGAACAGTTAAAACTAGCGTTGACGGTTTTCAAAGTAAACTCATTGACCAAGCCAATGCGTTCCAACATAGCATTAGTGATCTAAACACTAATTTAGGTACACAAATAACTCAAATCTCAAATGGCATTGAGTTAAAAGTAAGCAATGCAATCAATAACCTTGACGGAGCCACACTTGTAAGCCGTATCAATTTAAGCCCAGCAGGTACACGTATCGAGGGTAAATTGTTGCATGTTACTGGCGATGCTTTGTTTGAAAATAACATCATTACAAAAGGTATGCTGCAAGCCGGTTCAGTTACTGCCGATAAAATGCAAGTCGATAGTTTATCATCTATCACGGCCAATATTGGTGATTTAAGAGGCGGAACCATTACTGGTACCGTTATCAAAAATGCGTCTAACACATTCGAGGTTGACGCTAACGGCAATATTAGAGGTGTAAATATTACCGGTTCAAGAATTGACGCCAACAGTGTATATGCTAATGGCGAACCTCTAAAAAATACCAATTTTATGAGCTTACATGTAGTTAGCGGACAAAAAATCAACTTGCCAGCAGGATATAATTACGAGCGATGTTTATACTACCTAACCAATGTTAAAATGCGTGAAAGCTCAGTATATAAAATTACTGGCCGTTATTTTAATGATAGCGATATGAACAAAATTCATGACTTCAACAATCGCTATTCAATGTATTTTAACAACAGGCCAGGTAGTGGCAAAATTGATGATTTAGACAACGGCCACTGGATACATGGCGAGCCGTTGCAAAACCGTGTATTCTTTCCTAATGGTGATATTCCAGACGGCGGAACTTTTTCGTATGGTAGAGGTTATCCTAAAAATAATGCAGCCTCTCAAAGTGCTAACTCAAAATGGTTCAAAGGTTGTGGCGTAACCAAAGAGGGCTATTTTTATTATTTCTATAATGCAGGCAATTTTGGTTATTATGGCGAGGCTGATTTACTCATCGTTTCATTCTGGTAAGGGGTGTATATATGGATCTAGTCAAACGAGTAAATGAGACATTACATATTGGCGAAGATTGGCGGAGGGCTTATACAATCACCGATGATATTGATATAAGCCAAGCCAATGCCGTATGTAAGGTACGCAGTAAGCAAGGTAAATTACTTTGTGAGGCTGAAACAGTAATAAATAATAAGACTATATTTGTTACTATCTCAAAAAATAAAACATTAGAGATTAACAAGATATACACAAAGGCCGTATACGATGTTTTTCTCACTCAAGATAATGTCTCTCATAAGTTAATTATGGGGGACATTACTATTATTCATGATATTTCTATGCATTAAGGGGGCTCATTATGGCAGAAGTAAGAACGTTACAAGAAATTTTGGTAACGCTAGGCGAAAAGCCACTTAATTTAAACGTAAGTATTCCAGGCATTAAGGGCGATAATGGGCAAGACGGCCGCAATGGTGCTGACGGTTTAAGTGCATACGATATTGCACAATTAGAGGGCTTTACAGGTAGTCTACAAGAATGGTTGGACAGCTTGAAAGCAAAAGTTACATTGCCTGAAACTGTAACAGAACTTAAACGCAAAAATATTTATATTGCTGATAATCAACTTGATACAGTACTCACTAGAATCATTGATCTAATGGGCGATAGTATCAACGTTACACCTAAGCCTTTAGGATATACAAAACCACGTGTAGGTCAAAACTTTATCAAATTTACTGGCGAACCTCACTTCAAAGTATCGTTGAATGGTGGCGATAAAGTAGAATTTGAAACAACAAACCTCAAAGTGAATATCCCTAGTGACGTTGAAAATAGCGTTCGTGTTGACTATTACAACTTGCTTGATGAAATTGTAAAAACAGTTGTTATCACTCTTTCTGATACTGCAAGCGATGAGCTTGACATGGGGGCTTTTGTTAAAGACGTAGAACTCAAACCGCCTGCAGGTGATTATTATTCACATGTTGCTGGCACTGGTAAGGTGTATGAAAAAGGCGTTAAATTATTATTTACCGAATTAAATAACCCTAGCAATAGTAATAGTGGCCCTTATTTGGTAAGTGAAACGCTTAATAGTATTACAAATAACAAGGCCGTAGATAATGTTGAAGTCGATTTTACTGCAATTAATGACGGAAAAGGCATATTAATGCAAAATGGACAAAACATCAATGATTATATATTGAATAAAGCTAATGACACGACTGTTATTAAAATTAAGAAGTCGCAGATATTTAAGTCAGGCGGCTTCCCAGGTTCTCCGGATATTATAGGCCAGTTTAATGAATTTACATTCCTAGGCGTTGGTGGCCCTCCAGGTGTACCTCACAAAAAAATCAAAATTAATGGCTCCGAAGTTGTAGAAATGAATGACTACGTAACATATACCTACAGTTTTGATACTGATAGCATCACTTACGATAGCGATATGGAAGCTTTATAGGAGGTTAAATGCAAATAATAACAAACTTCCTAAACGAGGCATGGCAAACCTTGACTGAGTCCTTTGCAATCAAAGCTATATTGGCAGTAATTGCTGATTTAGGCATTTACTTTTTAGGCTTGAAACACGTTCAGGTATTAGGCATATTCATTATGCTTGTCTTTTTGGATCTAATAACCAGATGGGCGGCGATTGGTTATCAAATGCTCATTGATATGGGGGCCGACCCAGACAATATCAGTGCGTCAGATAAGTATATTGCAATTCCTGTTGCATGGGGTAAAGGCTTAATAAACTCAAAACATATGCGAAAACCTTTTGTAACAAAGGTATTAACATATTGCCTAGCTACTGCCGGTGCATGGTGTTTTGACTTTATGGCAGGCAATTATGCTTTTGCAGTCAATTTAGTGTGGTTATATCTTGGTTCCGTTGAGTTCCTTTCTATATTGGAAAATATGCGAGATGGTGGCAATAGTACTATTTCAGGACTATTGGAATTAGTGCAAAGCAAGGTTGACGCATTATTAAAGAAATAACGTTTTATATGAGGGCTACATATAGTGGCCCTCTTTTAATTTGAAAGAGGTGTATATAATGAAAATTGGTGCATATTTTGACGACTATGAATTCGCTTGTAATTGCAATAGACACGAAGTCGATGAGAATGGGCATAATAAATTGGACCATATCATTGACAAGCGTTTAGTTGATGTATTGGACGCTATTCGTGAACGTTTAGGGGTGCCATTATATATCAATAGTGGTTACCGTTGCCCTGAACATAATGAGGAAGTAGGGGGCGTGCCTAATTCTCAGCATGTAGAGGGGACAGCCGCCGACATTACATACGATGGCATTGATGTTGATTATCTTGCACAGATTGCCGAAGAATGTGGTGCCGATGGTATTGGCAAATACTATAACCAAGACTTCGTGCATGTTGATGTTAGGGGCTATGCAGCACGTTGGAATGATCTCGACTAAATAAGGGGGCATATATGTATGCGATACTCAAAAAGTACTTCGATGCGGTTAAATCTCAAATTACTGTTAAGCGGCTTATTCTTGCTTGTGGTTGTGTGTTGCTCCTCATTGGTGCATGCCAACTCATTGACGGCTACTTCACCGCAAGAGCAAACTATAACCGTTCCATTGACAAGTTGGAACGAACTCAAAGGGAACTTGAAAGAAGCCGACGCCTCAATCAAGAGCTCAAACTTATCCTTGAACGAAGCTCAGAGCTTAACGATCAAGCAGGGCGAGGAATTGGCCGACTTGAAGATTATCAACGAAGAACGGGCGAGGGAATTAGCCGAGCTCAGGAATATCAACGATCAACAGGGGCAAGAGTTAGCGAAAGCATCGGAACTAACAGCCAAGCAAGCGAACTCATTGGACGCAGCTTACGCATCATCGAACGAGTTGAAAGCGGAAATAAAGAATAATAAACGAACAGAACAAAGGTTACGCCGGCAACGTGATACATGGGCAATTAGTAATGCTGCATTATTCCTTGCAGGTGTGTTGCGTAGATAGACGGAGGTGATCCAATATCTCCTTACTGCATAAAGGTGGATATGCAGACAACTTTTGTTAGTTAAATATAGGGCACTTACTATTACAGTAGGTGCCCTTATTTTTTTTGCAATAATTACGAACAAACGTTTGACTTTAACAAGAATAAATTATATAATGTAATCAAGATAAGAAGTGATTAAGCTACAAGGAGGCTTACAAAATGACATTACAAGAATTAAACAATATCTTGATTAAACAAAATCAACATCTAGAAGTTGAAAAGTTCAGAACTGGTTATGAATGTTTTAGCATTCACACTAATAAACTATATGCGGTGGCAAACACTGTAGATGAATTATATACAAAACTTTTAAAAGCTAACTTGATTTACTAGGAGGACAAACATCATGGCAAAACGTATTTCACTATCTTTCATCACTTTGGCAGTAGCTAAACAATTAACAACTGCAAACCCTATGTACGATGCAATTTCTGATTTAATCTACATGATTGAACATGACAAACGATATAGAACATTAAAAGATAAACTACCTGCACTACGTAATAGATTGGTAGAAATTGACGAAGAATTAGGTTACGAATAATAGTTAAGATCTGGCTGCACTAAATTGTGTAGCCAGATAAAAGGAGATAAGAACATGAATTATATTAAAGACGAAACAAGCATAGAAACATTAAATAAAATACTAGTAAGATACGAGGAACTTCATGCAGGTGGCATGATAACTACAGACGAACTATCTGACATTCTAGTTAGTATCATAAAACGTAAAATGCAGCTTGCTAAAATAAATACATATAGAGAATTAACAACATATATTAACCATGTATATTCTCTATATATGAATGGTGAAATAACCGACACAGAATATGAAACAACAAACGTTATTATTGATGATATTATTGCAAAGTCTTTCAGATAGAGGTGATATAATGTACAAAATAACGATGCTTAATGACTACGCTCATTATTTTAAAGATTACAGGTATATAGACAGTCAAACTATAATAATATATCCGCAAGGACATATTATTGATCTTGAAATGACAAAAACAGGAATTGAGGTTATATAATGTCAAACGATAGAAACTGGGGCGGTCTCCGAAAGGGGGCCGGAGCTCCTATTACTGTAGGTGCAGAAAATCGACGAAAACAAAGGGTTATCTCATTGAATGATAAAGAATATGAGACACTAAAAAAGATAGCCTCAGAACGGCAAATAAGCGTATCAGAATTAATTAGAATTATGTTCAATCTTGATACGGCAAACGAAACGGCAAATAATGAAAGTAAATAATCGTATATAATGTAAAATAAAAATATATATAACTGCGTGGCCATACTTTTTGTGTGAAATATAATAGCGTATTGAAAGTGAGATAGTAATAATCGTATAATTATATAGTTATAAACAAAACAGCCTATATCCTTGATATAAAAGGGTTCAGGCTGTTTTCGTCATATATACGGCAAAAATACTATCCAAATATGCTTGCTATGTGGTTCGTTGCTTGCTTTCTCATGTCGTCTGAATAGTGTATATAAGTAGTCATAACCGTATTGAGTTTGTCGCCCAGTAAACTGGCTACAGTTTGAATATCTACACCATTGGCAAGTAGAGTGGTCGCATAGGTATGTCGGAAAGAATGTATCGACTTATCCGGTAAATAACGTTGTATCACTCTATTAAGTGGCGAACTGCGATTAGTCTTAAATGGGAATAGACGTTCGTTGCCTTTGCCTATATGCCATATTAATTCATCAACTAATATCTCAGGTATAGGAATTGTACGAATACTGTTGCGATTTTTTGGCTGACTAAAACCATACCCAGCATTACCAAGCCATGTCCATTGTTTTGATATAGATATAGTATTATTGACTAAATCTATATCGTCCCATGTAAGGGCTAAAATTTCACCATATCTTGCCCCTGTATAACGTGCTATGCTGCATAGGAGGTAATACATAGGGTGTTTACGTTTAATGGCATACAGGAGCAAATTCATATCATTTTGGCTAATTGTAGACGGTGAGTTATTAGCCTTTGACTTGAAACGTCGAATTGCTGCACAAGGGCTATGGCTAATTATCCGATATGGGGTTATAGCATAATTAAATATCGACTTTAAAAGTACCAAGCATAGGTTTTTACTTGCCGATGATCTAGGCAGCTCATTTAGTAATTGCATTATATCTTGATGAGTTATATCGCTTATAGGCTTATTCAAGAGCGATTGGCAATAGCTATTTATAATTGTGCTATATGTTCTGCGTGTGTTTTCTGTTATATTGGCTTTCTCGTTAATGTATATATTATAAAAGTGCAAGAATGTTATATCGCTTTTACTACTATCAATGGTTATTATGGTACTTTTTAATTTATCTACTATTTTAAGTCCGTACATCTTGGCATCTCGTTTAGTGTCAAAGCCTTGTTTTGACTTTTGACGCCATTTTCGCCCATCTTTAAACGATATAATAACTTGATAACCCTTATTTTTTCTACGAATTGTCATATTGTATTGCATAGTATCTCCGTTCATATGTTCGCTATAATAGTTATAAATTAAGCACCCATAAAAGGGTGCTTTTTTGTTATATATGGCGAATATGTTCTATAAAATTAATATGATCTTGCTTATCGTGGTCGCAATTAATGATATGCGACAATTCATGTTTATAAGTTGCTCGTTGCTGGTCGTATGAGTGGTTAGCGTTCAAGACAATAGTATAGCTATCATCCTCATTCTTTCTAACAAACCCACCGCAAGCAGCAGGCAGCTTATCACTAAATATTGTATTAATCAAAACAACTCTCCCTAGTCTTTTTGTAATAACGATTTAGTTATGTTTATTATTGCTTGCATTTACTCTTTGGATAAATTACGTTTTGCGTTAAGTAATAGCCTTAGTTCAGGGTCATTTTTAATCTCCTCAGCTAATGCTGCAACTTCAGGATCTGTATAATAACCATCTTGCGTATGTACTGAACCAGTTAAAAGATAGTCAATAGATACGTTAAACAACTTTGCAATATCTGTTAGCATATCCGTGCTAGGTGTACGAGCTCCACTCTCCCATAGTGATACTGTAGACTTTGCTACGTTTAATTTCTTGCCTAACTCCTCACCAGTCCATTGGTTATCTTTTCGCAATTCTTGTATGCGTTGTCCTAAAGTTTTCATATTGCATACCTCCTATAGCTATCATATTAAATTGTAAACAAAATGTAAACTTACAATATGCAAACTTTTATAAAAAGTTTATTTGACGGTATGCATTTTGTGAACTATAATAAGCTCATAAGAAGTTTACAGGAGGTAAACATAAGGAGGTGGATATATGAAAGAACTTTCTAAACTTCGCCAAAAATATGGTTATACACAATTGGAAATGGCTAATATGTTAGGCTTACACAAGTCTACATATAATCAAAAAGAGAATGGCAAAAGACATTTTAAACCAGATGAAATGGCTAAAATATACGATTTCTTTCGCCACCTTGATAGTCAGTTAAATATGCAAGATATTTTTTTATAGTTAGGGTTTACTAAACGTAAACATAGGAGGGTGAACATGAACAAAGAAGTATTACTACAAGAATTATGGGAACTTGAATTCAATTTAGTATATGAGCAAAATTCCTTGCCTTATACATCTACTAACTCAAATGAAACTCATAACGAATGGGCTAAGGGTTATGCAACAAATTGTGCTAATACCTTGTGCAGTGACTTCGAGGACGCACCTAATAACGAACTTCAAAAGTTAATTGATGAATATAACAAGGAGCACTAATTATGAAAACTAAAAAAACACCAAAAGAGTTTTGGGACTTCGCTCCTATGGATCATGTGGAATATATGTTCAAGCAATATGGACTGGTTCAAATTACAAAATGGGGTGAAACAGTAAAAGATTTCAATAAAACCATATTACGTCATGAGCGTGCCGAAAAAGATATTTTAGAACGTTTTAAAAAATGCCCTGAACAAACAGATGCTCTGCAATGGAGTTTAGATCTTGTCAGAGCATACCTAGATAGATGTTATGAGGTCAAAAAGGTGCTTGGCTTATGAGCTTGGTTTACACAGCAAAAGAGGTCGCAGACCTCTTTCAAATATCTGTATCAGCAGTATATCAACTCCGTGATGAGGGTAAACTAATTCAATTATCAGACGTGCCTGGCGTCAGATTTAGTAAGGAGGGAGTGCATGCACTAGCCAAGTATGACAAAGAATTTACGGCAACAAAATATGCCGAGTTAGTGGCTGAGAATGAACAGCTAAAAAGGGAATTAAAAGAGTTAAAAGCGAGCATACGAACTGCTACAGCAGGTATGCTGCAACTTATGGAGGTGTAAAGAATGAACATGACTTATCGAAAAAAAAGAGAATTGCGGCGAGCAAATGCGTTACCTCAATTCGCAGATATTGTAGAGGGCTTTATAGTTGGAGCCGTATTCCTATTCGTAGTAATGAGCATTCTCACATGGTGGGTTACAGGTGAGGTGTTGGTGAAATGGTAAAACGTTGCTATCACTGCGGATACAAACTTACACCGGCTACGACTTATAGCCTTTTTAACACAGGCGTCGGCAAGGTGGTTGCCGTATGTAAAGACTGCCACACAGCTCATTTAAGAATGAGGGCAAGACAAAGAAAAAGGGCGATACCAGCTGCAACTAGTAACGCCCATAGTTAAATTAACCAACTTTAGTATAACACAAGGAGATCTTAAACATGAATAAAAAAATTATCGCAACAACTTCCGCTATCGCTGCTATGGCAGTTAACGTAATGGCAAATAACATTGTTACTGGTCCAGTTGAACCGAATACAACAGCTCCAGTTGCTACTGGGTACAACTCAATCGCAAGTGGTGCTAACACAGTAGTCAATGCCACAAATTCTGTTGCACTTGGTCGTGATAACAAAATCACTGGGGACGATACCATCGTTATTGGTGGTGGCAATGGTACTGTAGCAGGCGGACAATCTACTGCGATTGGTTATAACAATTACATTGGGGCTCATCAAGAGCAAACCGTAATTGGTGCCAATTCTGTAGTAGACAATCAAGGGTCAATCGTTATCGGAACTCATTCTGTAACAAGAGGCATTGACGCCGTAACAATCGGCAACAATGCTAGTGCACCAGTACAGAATAGTGTTGCAATCGGCACTAACAGTCAAACATATAATGCCGTTCCGTTCGGTCAAATGCAGATTAACGGCGTTACACATATCTTTGCAGGGGAGCAGCCAAACTCCACTGTATCTTTTGGCAGTAAAAAATCAGATACATATAGCAATTTAGATAATTATAATCGCCAGTTGCAAAATGTTGCAGCAGGCAGAATTGAGGCAGATAGCCTCGATGCCGTAAATGGTAGCCAGTTATATGCAGCCATTGATGAGATTAACAACAATGGCCTAGCAATCAATAAAAACGCTCAAAATATTGCTAAAAATACGCAAAACATTGCAGGCAATACAAGTGCTATTGCGAATAATACAAAGGCCATTAATGATCTTGGCAAAGTTGCCAATAATCATGAAAACCGTATTCAAACTTTAGAAAGTACTGACAAATCACTCAAAACTGAAATGGCTAACACTCAAAATCAAGTAAATATCAATACTAATGATATTGCAGACTTGAAAGGCAAAATCAGTACTGACACAAATGCCATTAAGAATGAATTAAATAACAAAATTAATGCTACACAACAACACATTAATAAGTTGGGAGCAAGCTCCGCTGCGTTGAGTGGCTTGCATCCGTTAGATTTTAACCGCAACGACAAAGCTAGTTATGCGGTTAGCTACGGACACTACCGCAATGCAAATGCAGTTGCATTAGGTGCTTTCTATCGCCCTAACGAACGCACTATGTATGGTGTAGGTGTTACGTTGGGCGGTGAAACTCAACTAACACTCAATGCTGCATTTAAAGTTGGCAAAGGCTCCGACTACTTGGCCGAGGCTAAGACAGAAAACGGCCGTATTGCACAACTTGAAAAATTAGTTCAAGCATTAACAGATGAAGTTGCTGCGTTGAAAGGTAAATAATGGACATTAACAACTTGATGTATAAAGGCGAAAAAATCGAACTTACACAAATGAAAGCGAATCATGAAAAATATGACATGTTCCTTACTCCGTGGGGTTCTATGACTTTGCATTATTTAACCAATCGCATTAAATACTTGGAGGACCAACGAGGTGTAACGCCATTAGTCGAAGTCCGACCATATCTCAATGAAGTTATCCAAACAATGAAAGACGTTAAAGCATATTTAAAAAAGGAGAATTAACCATGAATACTTTCACTATTGAATTTAAAGGCCCTAAAGATCTAGCAAAGAAAATTGCAGAATATAACGAGTTGATGAACCCTAAAGAGGTTGCAGAAGTTGTAGAGGAACCTAAAAAAGAGGCCAAGCCTGAGCCTAAAAAAGAAACTGCACCAAAGGTAGTTGAGGAAACCAAGCCGGAACCTGTTGAGGTAAAAGAGGAATCAACCGAGGAGGCTACAGAAGTTCCTGTTACAAACTTCGAGGGCGAGCCTGTAGAGGCTAAGGCGGAAGAAGTTGAGGAACCTGCAGAAAATGAATTAGACGTAGACACTGCGGAAATAGATTCGCAAGTCTATTGGAACGACTTCAAAGATTGGCTCAAACATGTAGGTGCTGAGGGCGTGAAAGCTGCACTCGATGTGTTCCGCAATCATGGTGTGAATGGCAAGCCTAATTCCGGCGATTTAACACCAGAAATTATGCAAGAACTTAATGCGTTAATGGGTAAATAGGAGAATGACAACATGGCGAATATAAATAGCTTTAAACAAGTAATTGATAACGTAACACCTCAAATTGAGGTGTTACAAAAAGCGATCGAGTTGGATCCATCAAATACTATTGAATATCAACGTGCTATCGACTTTTGCGAGACCAATATTTCTGTATCGCAAAGTATTATAAAGGCCATTAAGTTGGTTGAAAAAGAGGCTAAGAAAACAGATAAAGCCGAGGAACCAAAAGAGGAAACTCCAAAGGCAACTAAAAAGAAAACCAAAAAAGAGGAACCTCAAAAGGTAGTAGAGGAACCTCAACCATCTGCGGAGGAAACTCCGGAAGATATGTTCGATATGTTTGATTAAAGGGGCGAATGTCATGGAGGTATTAGCAAGGACATATATACCTAGAATGTTTGATAGTGTGATTTTGGAAAGTCGCTACGATGCAGCTTATACAACTATATATCATACTGACTGTAATTTTACGTTCGGTGGTAAATGGAAACGTAAGTATAACTATACCAACGGCTACACAACTGCTGCAAAATACTTCACTTGTCCTAATTGTGGCTATCATAGTGAGCCATACAGAGACAAGGTATTACATATAGGTGATGAAAATCACCTTATCCCATTGAACATATATGCAGAAGTAGTTGAGCTCAAAGACTGTATCGACTTACGTATTAGTTATAGGGCTTTGACGATGCGATTAGACGGAACCTCTATTGATGAGGGAACTCGTAAGGAGGTTATACGGTTTGATTTTAAGAAAAAGAAAGCCGTTTACACTAATTATAGTCGCCAAAAGTATGATCTTACTTCTCGATATATCCGTGAACACTATTTTATGGAGGTATTGAAGTATTTCGGTAAATCTTACGCCATGCATAGTATTAACAAAAAGCCTTTGAATGATTTATTCAGAGTGTTACGAGTAGCGTTCCAAAAACGTTTATTGGCTACCTATGGTTATAGTGCAGCCGATGTGTATATATCACCCTCCGCTAACGAGGAGGGTGGATATTTCTTTACGATGCTATTAAATATGGCACTAAAGATTTCTGCACCAGATATGCCTAGCATAGCTTATATACATCGTTGTGCATCGTATTGGGAGGATAGCCATTTATATAGCCGAGTTATCAATATCCCTATTGGCGATAATGTGTTCGAGCTAACTAAAAAAGGCATGAACTTCCAAGAGGCCATGCGAGTAGTAAGCAAATCTCCTGACAGTAGATCTTTACGCAGGGCGATGGCAAATAACCCTTTGGCAGTTTGTATGTCCGAGGTATTAAAGCTATTTAACGATGAGAATATCAGACGGACTATTATGACACTAAATCGATATGGTGTTCCAGATTGTGATATACAACGCTATAGCGGAAAAGTGCAACGTGCTAAGGACATAAGAAAGTCCATGAAGTTACACATCAATGGTTCAAAAGAATTTTGGCAAGTAATGATTGCTAGATATGGCGAGCCAGCTTCATTGCGTTGGATATTATCCGAGGACTTTCGAGATATTGAGGACTGCGTGAAAATGTATTCCGAGCTAATTGTTAAATATCGAGAAATGTTTTGGGGCAACAAGTTTAAATTAAAAGACTTACATGCAGAACTTATCAACATCTATAACAAACAGGAGTATGGGGACGTAAATCTACCTAAAGTGCCTGAGTTAAACGCCGATGTGAATGGTATGCACTTTATGGTGCCGAAAACGGCCGCCGATTTAATGATGATAGGTAAAGAACTTCGTAATTGTGTTGGATCTTATAAAGATAAAGTTATGCGAGGTGCTGCAGCTATTGTTGTAGTTACTGACGACAACATGAAACCTATTGCATGCCTTGAATTGTCAAAGGGCGAGGATAAATTCACTAAATTGGTACAAGCAAAATTGTTTGGCAATCAATGCGTATCTAAGGACAAGGCCATCAATAATACGGTGCTTAAATGGGCCAATCAATTAGAAATTGAACCACGCACGATTGATGTACAAGCACAAGTTAACTAAGGAGAACATACAATATGAAATTACTTAAATTAAACTTGCAAAACTTCAAAGGCATAAGAAACAGCGAGTTTGACTTTGGAGGAATAGACGCCACTATCTATGGTGATAATGCTACAGGCAAGACAACAGTATTCGACAGCTTATGTTGGCTACTGTTTGGCAAGGATAGTTTGGACCGTGCCGACTTTGAAATTAAAACCCTTGAAAATGGTGAGCCAATTCATAAGGTCAATCATGAAGTCGAGGCAGAGTTCCTAAACGATGATGGCAATAGTTTTACTTTACGACGTGTGTATCGTGAAAAGTATAGTAGCCCTCGTGGTGGCGACACAAAACTAACTGGACATACTACGAACTACTTCGTAAATGATGTGCCAGTAAAAGAAAAGGAATACAAGCAATATATCAATGATGTTATTGCGGAGGATGTGTTCAAGCTAATCACTAACCCTCTATACTTCAATGAGCAGTACAGCTGGCAAAACAGACGCCAATTACTGCTCAAAATGTGTGGCGATGTTGATGATGAAAGCGTCATCAATAGCCGTTCCGAGCTTACACGCTTGGCCGAGTTATTGAATGGCAGAACAGTTGATGAGCAACGCAAGATTGTTGCTGCAAAGAAAACTGCCATTAATAAAGAATTGGATATGATCCCAGTTCGTATCGATGAGGCATTAAGAAATAAAGTGGATATAGCTGCAAGCGAAAGCAAGCTAACAACGGACATTGAAACCTTAAATAAATCTATTGATGAATTAGAGAACCAAAAGGCAACTATCATTAATGGTTTTAGTTCCACAGAAAAGCGTTCTAAAATCGATGAAATTGGCCGTCAGTTGAAAGCAAGACAGTCAGAGGTGTTATCTATCTACAACTCAGAAAAGCAACGTAAACGAGGCGAATACGAGGCTTTATTGACACAATTAAAAATCATCGAAAGTGAACACGATAGATACACCGACAGGGCTTATGACTTGGCGAAAGATATTGAACGAGAAAGTAAGCGAATTGAAACCTTGCAGGCTGAGTTCGACACCTTTAATGTTCAAGAGTTTAACAAAGAGGCTTGCCCCACCTGTGGACAACCTTTGCCTGAAGATAAGCAAGCCGAGTTAGAGGCTGCGTTTAATTCTGAAAAGGCTGCAAAGTTGGAGGAATGGCAATCGCTAATTGAAAGTGCAAAAAAATTAAAAGCCAACTATGAAGAACAACGAGAAGTGTTGATAGTCAAAGCCGATGGACTTACTAAAGAAATTGAGGAAAAAACAAAGGCTTATGAAACTAAATTTAAAGAATATGAAAGCTATTTAGAACCTAATATCGAAGATGATCCAGATTATAAGGAACTAAAAGCCGAATTATTCTTACTTGAATTAGATGAGGGCGATGAGGCTGACGACAAAGAAGTGGCAAGGCTTGATGAGGAAATAAGCTCCGTCAAAGAAAAACGTGCAGCGTTAGAAACTGAGCTCAATAAATACACGTTAAATGCTGATATTCAAAAACGTGTGATTGAACTTGAAAACCAACAACAAAAACTGGCAGCAGAAAAGAATTTACTCGATGAAACATCTTTCTTAATTGATGAATTCGTCAAAGCCAAGGTGGATATGTTGGAGGAAAGCATCAACAGTCATTTTGAATATGCTCGTTTTAAAATGTTCAATGTTTTAGTCAATGGGAACATTGAGGAATGTTGCGAAACTACTTATAAAGGTGTTCCGTATCGTAGCATGAATAATGCAGCTCGTATGAATGTAGGGCTCGACATTATTAATGCGTTAACTAAATTCTATAACGTTACTGCTCCTGTATTTATTGATAATGCTGAGGCCGTAACAGACTTTATTAAATGTAATAGCCAAACAATCAAATTGGTTGTAGACGCTGATTTTAAAGAATTAACTATGATCTAATGGAGGTTAACATGTCAAAAGAAGTTACTATAAAACAACAATCATTACCAGGCTTTCAAAGTGCCGATGGCTTTGCGTTGCTGCAACGTCAAGCAAGTATGTTCAGTAAATCTACATTAGTTCCACAGCAATTCCAAGGCGAACAAAATCTTGGCAATGCAATTATTGCCTTAGAAATGGCACAAAGAATGAATGCATCACCTTTAATGGTAATGCAGAACTTGTACATAGTGTATGGCAACCCAGGTTGGTCCAGTAAATTCTTAATAGCTACATTCAATCAATGTGGTCGCTTTGAGGCTATTAAGTACAAAGAAACTGGCAAAAAAGGAACGGACAGCCAAGGTGTTATTGCTTACACAAGAGAAAAGGGCAGCGATGAGGTTATTTACGGCCCAGAAGTTACTATATCCATTGCCAAGCAAGAGGGGTGGTACGACAAAAAAGGTAGTAAATGGAAAACAATGCCAGAACAAATGTTGAGGTACCGTGCAGCAGCATGGTTGATCCGCACAACTGCTCCTGAAATTAGCATGGGGCTACAAACTACAGATGAAATTATCGACGTTGAGGGCAAAGTCAGTGATGTAATGGACGATGTTACAACTACTATTGAACATAATGCCAATAGCGAAGTGATTGACATTGAACCTAACGAACCAACTTTTGTCGATGCTGAGACAGGCGAAGTATTGAACGCCGATGCAATGTTCAAATGATTAACATCGAATGTTTTGGTAGCAGTTCCGCTGGCAACTGCTACCGCATTAAATCTAGCGTAAACGGCGACGAGTTATTGCTTGACGTAGGGTTGCCATTTAAGGCGATTCAACGTGCTTGCCGTTATAATTTCTTGCACCTTTTGGGTGCCGTAGTTACTCACCAACATGGCGACCATTCAAGGGCCGTGGCTGATATGTTGAAACTTGGGCACAAAATATATATGTTACGAGAAACTGCCGATGCATTACATGTAGTAGACGAACATTCATGGGTTGAGATTACTCCTAGGAAGTCTTTCAAACGAGGAGTATTTACGATATTACCTTTTGAGCTGCAACATGATGTGCCTAATGTTGGCTATCTTATTTCAGATGGCGAAGAGAAATTGCTATATATCACAGATACATACTACTGCAAATACACTTTTAAAGGTGTACACCACATATTGGTTGAGTGCAATCACTCTTACGAATTACTGAATAAGAAAGTCGAGCAAGATGAGTTGAGCAAGCAGCGAATGGAGCGACTTATTCAATCTCACTTTGCACTTGAAAATGTCATAAAGTTTTTACGTTCTATGGATCTTTCACAATGTAAGGACATTCACCTTATCCATCTATCTAATGAGAATTCGAACGAGGTTGAATTCAAGAAAGCAGTGCAGGCTGCAACAGGGAAACTGGTTATCGTCCATCAAGAAAAGGGGTGTTAATTATGCGAGTAAAGTTTGATGTATTCATAAAAGCGTTGGAGGAAAAGCACCTCACGCTTATGGAGTTTAGCAACAAGTCTCAAACTATCCCACGTGCGTTGGTTTTATATCTAAGTGGTAAGCCAATCACTTTTGATAAAAAGCGTTTTATGTGGGCAGAAGTATTAGGCGTTAAGCATGATGATTTATTTTATTAAGGGGTAAACTATGGCGAAAGATCAATCTTATTATTTTAGTCATGACGTAGATGCCTTTAACGACCCTAAGATTGTCGCCATGATTTCTGAGTACGGCGTAATTGCCTACGCATGGTGGTGGATAATCATCGAGAAACTGGCGTCATATGAAGATTACAAACTACCACTTAAAAAGTATACGTTCGTCGCCCTTGATAATGAATTAGGCATGAAAAACGAACAAAATTCAACAAGTGTTGAACATGTGTTCAACAAAAACGAACACGTGTTGGAACAAAACACCTTTTGTTCATTTTGTTCATTTTTGTTCATTTCAGCACTTATAAATGACTTCGAATTATTGGCTTGCGACGACGAATATTTCTGGTCGCCGAGTTTAACACGTCGATTTGAATTGCGTAAAACCAAAAATGAAGAAATTAGCCAAAAACGTAGGTTGGCAGGTCTTAAAAGTGGTGAGGTAAGACGTAAAAATGAACAAAAACGAACAAGTGTTGAACAAAAACGAACAAGTGTTGAACAAAATGAACTAATAAAAGAAAAGAAAAGAAAAGAAAATATATATTCATATTCATATTATAGGGACGCTGAAAATAAAAAATCAGATGAACTATTACATATGTTTGATGATGAACCACCAAAAACTGATCCATATAAAAACGTATTCAAAATTTACATGAATGATGTTGGAGAAATTTCACCAATGACAAAAGAAAAATTAGAATACCTTGTCAATGACTTTGGAGAAAGTGAAGTCATAACAGCTATATCTAAATCAGTTGAGGTTGGCAAAGCTAGTATTGCATATATCACTGCCATACTAAATAACAAGATAAGGGAGGAGGCTGCAAAAGAAAGTGGAACCAATAGACGTGGCAAAGGAAATAGAACGGCTAAGGCAAAATCAGATGGCTCGGACGTCGACTGGAAAAACGAAACAGGCGAATGGCTATGAGTTCTACAAGCCTACTTATGCACCACCTATTGTGATTGAACGTCAAAAGGATCTAAGCCGATATGGAATTAAAGGCCGTTATAAGGATATGGACTTTGACAAACTCAAAGAACTGGGTGCACCTCCAGAGGATAAAGAGGCGTATAACAATGCCTTTAAATATTCTCTACACTTGAGTGAACACATTCGAAATGGTAAGGGGCTCATACTTATGGGGCCAGTTGGAACTGGAAAAACTAGCCTTGCAATAAGTATCTTACGAACTGCAATTAATCAAGGGTATAACGGCTACCTAATCTCAATGATAAGCCTGCTCGACACCTTGCTTGTTTTGAGTAAAGGACCAGCCGAACACTACTTGAAATTTGAAAACCAAATTCGTAATTGTCCATTACTGGTACTCGATGATTTTGGGGCGGAATACGACAATAAATGGGTTGGCAATAAAGTCGATGCCATTATATCTGACAGGGTAGAACGTGGCAGGGCCACTATTATCACTACCAATTTGAATGTAAAGCAGATTAAAGACGGATATGACAGCCGTATTTATGACCGGTTAAAGTCTACATCGTTTTTGCTGCAGTTTAAAGGGAAGTCAAGACGAGACCCATTAGAAATTAGTGAAATTTAAAATTTTGAGCTATATGGCGACTTTTAATTCCTAACTATAAAATACTCATTGCGAATATTAGAAGTGCCGTATCGTTCCAAATTCATATCTTAAATTAGAAAATAATGTTTGAATATATGGAGACAAAAACATGAAAATTGAAGTTACGATTAATGATCCTAAAAATGTGAAATTAAAAATCGAGGGTGAGCCGTTTTGTAATACCCATGAATTAGATGCTTGCGTAGCATTATGGGGTGCAGCTTTATCTCTCTATCATGATTTAGATAGCGATACCGAAAAAGGTATTGCAAGAGTTATGGCGTTAAAAGCTATTGCAGAAATGTTAGAAACCGACAAAGATAACGAAAGGGGGTGCAAGTGCTGCAATGAATAGCCTTGTAATATATGGCCGACCAACGACAAAGAAAAATAGTTCGAGGGTTGTAATGGCTGGTCGTTATCCTCGTGTCTTACCATCAAAAGCATTCACTGAGTATGAAAAATTAGCGTTACAACAGTTGCAATTTTACCGAAAACGTTTCTATGTTGCAGGTCCAGTCCATGTCCGGTGCCGATATTACATGCCGGACAAAAGATCTTGGCCAGATTTGGTCGGCCTATTACAAGCGACTAGCGATATATTAACCGATGCGAAACTGATTGACGACGATAAATGGATAGTACACTACGATGGCTCATGCATTGCCGGAGTTGATAAGAGTTCGCCAAGGGTTGAAATAGACATAATTCCAGTAACGGAAAAAACTCCGTTACATGATTTAAAACGTAAGGGGACATAATGGAACTGATTATATTTATAGCCGGTGCATTGTTAGGTTGTGCAGTTGGTGTATCTATGATGTGTGTATGTATTTGGTCGAGTGGACTATCAAAGGGGGAGCGTAAAGAATGAATAACATACCGTATTTCTTATCTCATTTACCAATTTGGAAAGCTAATGCAAAAGATAAAGTTAAAATTACGAAACGTGTTAGGGAACATCAATTTGATACGGTGGATAAAAAGACGAATGATATTGTTGTTAAGAAATGTCCTATATGTGGCATTAAATATCGTGTATCTTACCGACTTCGCAACGTTAAAAAGACATGCAGTCCGTCATGTAGTCAAAAGCTATGCAATAGAACGTTAAAGCCTACCGACTGGGTCGAGGACGCTATCAAAATGCGACAAGACGGCATGATTTTATCTGATATTGCATTAAGAGTTAATCGCTCAACAAGTACTGTATGGAAACAATTAAAAATGAATGGGGTCGACAAATGAATAAAAATGAAAATGAATTCGAACAAGTAACAGGTTATCATGACGCAATTATGCCAACACGTAAAACAGAATTTTCTGCCGGCTATGATCTTGCGTGTTATCATTCCGGTAGTGTAAAGCCAGGTGAAGTGAAACTCCTTGAAACTGGCGTCAAATGTAAAGTAAACCCAGACGAGTATATTCAACTGCACTTGCGTTCTAGTGTAGGCATTAAACATAGTGTTATGTTAGCCAATGGCACTGGCATTATCGATGCTGATTACTATAACAATGAAACTAACGAGGGGCATATTATGATACCCCTCAGGAATATTGGCAATACACCGTTTGAATATAAGGCAGGTGAAAACTTGGCTCAGCTTGTATTTATGCCTTACCGAGTTACTAGCCGAGACAATGCAACTGCAAAACGTACTGGTGGTTTTGGTAGCACTGATAAATAAAGGGGTGTAAGCATGGATAAAAAGTCGTTTGGTGAAATATTGATAAATATGAGGGAACGAGACGAGGTGCGTTTTGTTGATGTAGAAAGCAATAAAGAGTTCCACGTTTATGAGGTCTTTTATCATAGCGACCATGAGAAAGACAAACAAGTCGTTGAGTTCCTTATAAGGGAGACAAAGAAGAATGACAAGCACCGATAATGAACGTTTAAGCATTGAAGAAATAATCAAAATTGCTAGTGAGGCAGCCATTGAAAAGTATAAACAAATGGAGGCTGACAAGTGCGAACAGGAACGAGAAAAAGCTAGAAAGAACACTAAAAGACTTCTGAAAGGGTACAAGGAATTGAAAGAACACTGCGAACATGCGGTGGCTAGTGTTGAAAATAGCGTTCCTAGTGATCTACAAATTGTACTCAATGAAGTGTTTAACCGCCGAGGACTGTTAAAGGTTGAGGCGATTGCAGCTAGTAAGAGGCGAACCGAATTGATTATAGAACATATCGACGCTATGTTGGCAGTGTATAAAACTCAATGCGAGCATAGGGAAGTGCCATATTTCGAGATTTTAATCGATTTTTATGTCAATTCTGTACCTGTCGAAGATATAGCTATTTCAAAAAACGTTTCTGAAAGAACTGTTTACAACTACCTTGAAAGGGCAGAAAAGGACGTAAGCATACTACTTTGGGGAGTTCAAGCGGCTTAATATGAACTTGCAAAAACATTTCATTTACTTTTCAGTTTACATATAGTAAACTATTAGTGTCGAAAAATGTTCATTCTCCTAGGCATTTCAAATCACTCTTTTCGACGACACGCATATACTGAACATTTAACTACCTACGAAAAAGGCTCAGACGTACGGATTTCTCTCCCTGTATGTCTGAGCTTTTTTTGTTATGTAATGAGGGGCACAAAATGACAACAATAAAATGTAAGGCATTACAGTGCCTTAATAACAGGAAAGGCAAGTGCATGGCAAACTTTATCGTCATAGATAAATATTGTCGTGCTTTTTTTACGTCCAGTAATGCGAGCCGTTATGAGGGGTGCATAATGAAAAAGGAGCATAATCGGTATAAGAGTAGCAAAAGGAGTGTTCTCAAATGAATATAGTCGAACTGGCTTTAAGCGATATAAAGCCATATGAAAATAACCCTCGCTATAATGATGAGGCTGCAACGTATGTTGCTGAAAGTATCGACCGTTTTGGGTTTAAAATTCCAATTATAGTTGATAAAGATTACGTTATTATTGCAGGGCATACTCGTTATAAGGCCGCACATATTTTAGGGCTTGTTACAGTTCCGTGTATCATTGCAGATGATCTTGACGAGAAACAAGTAAAAGCATATCGAATTGCAGACAATCGCATGGCTGAGTTGAGCGAATGGAACTTCGACAAATATAATGAAGAAGTTCAAAAAATGCTTAATAGTGGCATGCTTGACGACATTGAACTATTCGACCTTTTCTGCAAAGAGGAGGACATCAGCTCCGATATGTTCGACTTGGGTGCATTTGGCGTATATAGATTAACTATCGAAACCGATAACGATGATGATGTGGATAAAATAAAAGAAATTACATCTAAATATGAGGGTACGGAGGTCAAAGTAAATGGACATTAAAATATTGGACATTCATTCTATTAAGCCCTACGAGAATAACCCTCGAAATCATGATAAAAATATTGAGGAATTAGCGGAAAGCATTAAGACGTTCGGTTTTAAGAACCCTATTCTAATTAATTCCGATAATGTTATTATTGCCGGTCATGGTCGTTATGCTGCAGCTAAAAAGCTAGGACTTAAAGAAGTACCTTGCATTTATGCTGATGATCTTAACGAGGAAGATTGCAATTTATTTAGAATTGTCGAAAACGAGGCTAGTGCAAAAGCCAACTGGGACATTGATAAATTAATTGAAGAAATTAACGACTGCGATGATGTATTCACAGGCTTTAAATACAAGGAGTTGGAGGCTTTAGGCGAAAAACTTGTCGAGGAGGCAAAGGCCATTAACGAAAGTTTAGATGAGAAGTTAAAAGAAAAAGCCAAATACAAAATAACTGTTGTAGTTAATCAACATGAAATATCTAAGGAATTATACGATAAGATAAAAGAGGGAATTTCAGAAAGTGCTACAATCAAAACAAATTATTGAAAAAGATACGACTATCTATGTCATAACACATGGCAGGCCAAACCCTAAAGACAGACCAACAACATGGTGGTTAGAGGAGACAGGCCTACCTTTTAAATTTGTTATGAATGAAAAGCAAGTCGATAGCTATTTGAGTGCAGGAGTAAGCGAAAGTCAAATTGTCTCCGTGTCAGATGAATGGGAGGACGAATACTTCGAAAAGCATAAAACATACCCTGTACCATTTCATGGTGCTATCTGCAATCGCCAAATGTGTTTAGAGGACGCCAAAAAGAATGGCAAAAAATATGCTTACCAATTAGACGATAACATTGTGATCTTTGGTGCAGGCAAAGTCCACACTACTGGCAAGACTAAATCATATTATGCAAAGAACATACTACCTAAAGTATTTGAGCATTTATATCGTATGTGTGAATGTACAAACATAGGGTATATGGGTATTGTATTAGGTGCTACACCTACCGTAGAAAAGAAAATTCTAAGAAATGGTTATGCTTATAGTTGCTTTATTGAAAATGTAGAGGCTGACATAAAGTGGCGAGGTCCATTCGATGATGATGTACTTCATAATTTAGACTTCAATCATAGTGGAACATATACGAATGCAGTATTAAGTGCTTACCATTACAAAAAGGAAAGCAAAAGCAATACTGGCATGCGTGCTGCATATGATAAATGGGGACATATTCGACCTATTGCAACAAGTCAGATATATCCTGACCATGTACAATGTGGCCTTGCGACAAAAGCTAATGGGCAGCATATGAGGTTCTATCATAAATTAAAGCCACCTCATAGAAACGTTAGAATTAAAGACGAGGCCGCTTTTAAAGAGTTGATACATGATATACGAGAAACACAGTTACAATGGATAAAATACAATAAGGAGGTGCGAAACAGTGGCTAAAATGGGGCGGCCAAGGGCTGAAATAGACAAGAAAGAGTTCGAGGGCTTGTGTGGTTTACAATGCACCTACGAAGAGGTGTGCGACTGGTTTGGGGTTACTCAAAAGACTTTGAACGCATGGTGCAGACGAACGTATGGGAAAACTTTCTCCCATGTTTTTCGTGAAAAGAGGGGCAAAGGCAAGATAAGTTTACGCCGTATGCAATGGCAACTTGCAGAAAAGTCTCCGGCTATGGCAATCTTTTTAGGCAAGAACTTCCTAGGCCAATCTGATAAGACGGAAATGGAAGTCAATACAACTGTTCAAAGCAACCCTCTTGACGGTGTTACAACTGAGGAGCTCAAAAAGTTAATAGACAAAGAGGGGTGAGGCTATGAAACTCACACCGGAACTCATGCAGCAGTTCAAATATGAACTGGCAAGGCGTGAGTTTTTTTATTATTGCCATTTGCAAGCACCGGACTTTTATAGGAAAGACAGAGACTACCTCGTAGAATTGTGCAATACGTTGCAAGAGTTCTACGAAGATCCAGATGCAAAAGTCTTAATCATGAACATGCCACCTCGACATGGTAAAAGCCGTACAGCTCAGATGGCAGTCAAATGGATATTAGGCAAGAACCCTGTAGAAAAGATTATGACTGGTTCGTATAATACGACTCTATCAACTACCTTTGCGAAGAATGTTCGTAATGATATTCAAGAAGTAAAGGCAGACGAGAGCAGAGTTGTATATACTGACATATTCCCTAACGTACGTATTAAACGTGGCGATGCCTCTATGGATATGTGGTCGTTAGAGGGCGGTTATAACAGTTATCTAGCTACATCTCCAAGTGGTACTGCTACAGGTTTTGGTGCGACTATCTTAATCATTGACGATATTATCAAGAACGCAGAAGAGGCTTATAACGAAAATGCTAAGGCTAAGCACTGGGACTGGTTTACAAACACTATGCTTTCTCGTTTGGAAGAGGGTGGCAAGATTATCATCATCATGACTCGTTGGGCGTCTGATGATCTAGCCGGTAGGGCAATAGAACACTTTGGAGATAAAGCAAAGGTTATTACCATGAAAGCCTTGCAAGACGATGGCACTATGTTATGCGATGATGTGTTGTCATATGAAAGCTACAAAGAAAAGTGCAGGGCTATGGGTGAGGATATAGCCAGTGCGAACTATCAACAAATACCAATCGACTTAAAAGGCTGCCTATATTCCAACATTAAAACCTATGAACATGTTCCTACTGGTGCTGACGGTACTCCGTTATTTACTCAAATAAAGAACTACACCGATACTGCTGATACTGGCGAAGACTGGTTAGCAAGTATTACTTACGGAATATATGACAAAGAGGCTTATATACTCGATGTAGTATTCTCAAAAGCTAGTATGGAATATACGGAGCCTGCCGTAGCAGAAATGCTATATCGTAACCGTGTTAACATTGCAGATTTTGAAAGCAATAACGGTGGTCGTGGCTTTGCTCGACAGGTTACTAGGATATTAAAGGAAGAATACAATAGCAATTATACAAAGGTTGTATCGTTCCACCAATCTAAGAATAAAGAGGCTCGTATATTATCCAATGCAACTTGGGTTATGGAGCATATTTATTTTCCTATAAATTGGGCTGACAGATGGCCTGAATTTTATAAAGCTATCACACGTTATCAACGTGAGGGCAAGAACGAACATGACGATGCTCCGGATGCATTAACTGGCGTCGCTGAGAAATTGACGGCACCAGATTATAAAGCAACAAGGACAAATATTTATTAGGAGGCTTATTACATGGCTATATTAACCAATGCTCGTAATGGCGAATATGAGTTGCTGCATGACGCTTATTACGGAACAGGCATGTTTGCGGCTGGTGGTGCATTGCAAAAGCACCCTAGAGAAAATGCTGCAAATTATACATTTAGACAACAATTATCTTATTACCTAAATCATACTGCACCTATCATCAATGCGTGTGTAGATCCGATATTCAAAGATACTATTTCTCGTGATTACAATGAAAGCGAATTATTCGAAACATTTATTAATGATGTAGACCGATTAGGCACTACATTGCAAGAGTTTATGCGTTATAACTCTACGCAAGCCAAAATATATAGTGTTATGTATGTATTAGTCGATAACGTATCTGAGATAGGGGAAACAGTAGCCGACCAAGTAAATAATAGGCAGTTGCCTTATTTGGTCGCTATTGAGCCAAAAAGCGTATATAAATGGCTTGTAAATGATATTGGCGAACTTGAATTTTTTGCTTATACATCTACAGTCTTTGATGATGAGGGGCAAGCCAAAACACAGTACCATGAATGGACACGAACATCTTGGACATTGAAGAATGACGAAGAAAAAATCATTGCTACTGGTGAACATAACCTCGGCAAGGTTCCTATCGTTCAATGGTTTGGTCGCTCATCTCGTAAGATTGATATTCTACCTCCGCCAGAATACTTGGCTATTGCTAAGACAAATCATCAAGTGTATCACCTATGCTCGCTATTAACTCAAATACTTAATATGCAGACTTTTAGCACATTGACATTGCCTGACAATGGGCAAGGTGCGGACGATATTACGCTAGGTACAAATAATGTATTGATGTATCCGGCAGAAAGTAGTCATGCACCAGCTTTTATTGCACCAGATAGAGGACCGGCAGAGATTATCATGAGCGTTATTAAAATGCTTGTCGATGATATGTATCGCCTATCCGGTGTTAATTCTGTTATAGGTGTACAAGAAGCCAAAAGCGGTGTCGCTAAGCAATGGGACTTTGAACGTACAAACCAACGCTTGGCAGATTTCTCCGTACAATGTGAAAGTGCTGAAAAGGACATTATTGAATTGTTTGAACTATGGACGAATATGAATGTCGATTATAAATGCGACTATCCTCGTGAATTCAAAATCAATGATATTACAGATAGCCTTGCACAATCTCAGGCCGTGTTAGATCTTGGCCTAGGCAGTAATACTCTTAAAGTTGAAACAGGTAAAAAGGTATTGGACAGTTACATGCCTAACATTGAGCCTGAAACGTTCGATGAAATTGTTGCCGAAATTGAAGAAAGCGTTCAAAGGCAAGAGCAAGACGAAACATATCATAATAATAATAATGATGAAGTAGAGGGCGGTGCAGATAATGAGGACGCAACAAGAGATAAACGAGGCGATTGATAGTTTTGAGCAAGAAGTCAAAGCACAATTAGCACTAGGGCTTAAACCTAATGAGGCCGTTAGAAAGGCTTATGCGAAATATCCTGTTATGGATATGATGAAAGCTACCTTACAAGCAGAATTGGTTAATACTTTTATGGCAGGGTATGGTGATAATGTTCCATACTCCGCTAAAAGTATTTCACAAGCTATGTCTGATAGTTGGGCCAGTGATGATCTTACACTTTCTAAACGCTTATATAGACGTTCAAGCACTATACGTAATGAAGTGGCTGACACTATTAAACAGGCATTAAAGACAAATAAAACTGTAAAAGGGTTAGCAAAGTCAATCTTCGACGGCTATGGTAAAGGTGGTATTATTCCAGAGGCCAGTATACCTAAGTTTTTAAGTAAGCTATCCGATATAAATATAAGTGGTGAGGCTACTCCTGAGGCTAAACGTAAGCAACGTGAATTGCTGCGTAGTGTTAAAGGGAAAATAGCAAGGCTCGATACTCCTTATGTTAGGGCTGCGTATAATGAAGTAGCTGCAGCTGTTGAAGATGGCAACGAAGTTAGATTGCAAAAAGCTATCTATACAGCTACACAAGAAAAGGCTCGTTATCATGCTGAGCGTATAGCACGAACGGAAAATGCAAGGGCTTATGCTGACGGCCAAATGAACAGATATTTAGACGATGAGGACGTGGTCGCTTTTCAGTGGAAGTTATCCGCTAATCATCCAAGATATGACATATGCGACTTTTATGCTAATGCAGATTTATATGGACTTGGCAAAGGGGTTTATCCTAAAGACAAGTTCCCTAACCTGCCAGCACATCCGCATTGTATGTGTCATATTAAGCCAATGACTGAGCTCGATATTGATATTAATAAAAGACATAATAACCTTGAACAGTCAGGACTAGAATATATCAAATCTTTATCTAAGCAACATCAAGAAGTGTTGCTCGGCGTGAATGGTCGTGAACAGGTATTAACTGGCAAAGCTAACTGGCAAGATATGGCTAGAGGGTGGACGTCAGAAGTCTATGAGGCCAGAAAACCAAAATAAATATTGTTATGAAGTGCCATATTATGTGTGATAGTATGGCACTTTTTATATTGGTGTAATTAGGTGGAGGCCTATTACATATATTTTTCTCATGTTATATACGGAGGTTACAACATGAACATCGCAGAAGTTTATCAAGCACTCGAACAGTTGGAGAACGGTCAAGATCTTATCACCGCTATTAAGGGGGAGACGTCTCGTCTTAATAATGAAGCTAAGACAACACGTGAAAAGCTACAACAACAAATCACGGAGTTAACCGGTGAACGTGATACGTTAACCAATCGTGTTACCGAATTGGAGCAGTCGGCAGGGGCCAATACTGGTTCTAATTCTCCAGAGTACAAACAGCTCGAAAAGCAATTAAAAGCTATGAGCGAAAAGTTCGAACTTGCTGAAACTAAGGCAAAAGAGGCTGAGACAAAGCGTATTCAATCTGAGATTATGGCACAGACACTTGATGCCTTTACTAAGGCAAATGCGGTAGATCCGCAAGAGTTTGCAAGATTGGTTGCTAATGACATCAAAGTACAAGACGATGGCACTTATGGCTATTTAAAAGAGGACGGCACAATCGGAACTATCCAAGACCGTACCAATGAATGGCTACAAGGCAAAGCTTGGGCAGTCAAAGCTACTGGCAATACAGGCAGTGGACAAGGTGGCACAGGTAGCGGTGGCGATAACGTCTTGAATGAATTCGCAGCAGCAGCAGGTGTAAAACTTTAATTATTTAATTATGGAGGTCATTAACAATGGCGATTAACACACTTCAATATTCTCAACAGTTCCAAACTGTACTTGACGCTCAAATGTTGGCAAGTGCAACGTCTGCATTTATGGAGGCTAATGCAGGCCAAGTCAAATATGACGGTGGTGATACTGTACATATTCCTGAAATTTCTATGCAAGGTCTTGCAAAGTATGACCGTGATGAGGGATTCAACCAAGGTTCCGTTACTTTGAAATTTAACCCTTATAAAATGACTCAAGACCGTGGTCGTACATTCCAACTCGACTCTATGGACGTTAACGAAACTAACTTCGTTGCGACTGCCGGCACTGTAATGGGCGAATTCCAACGTACACAAGTTATTCCAGAAATTGACTCCTATCGTTATTCTAAAATTGCTGCGTTAGCAACTGCAGAAAATAAGGTTACTACTGGCTTTACTCCAGCCGTTGCCACTATCTTGGAAAAGTTAGAGGCTGAAATTACAGAAATTCAAGACGTTGTAGGCGAGGACGAGGGCTTAATTGTTGTTATGTCCACCAAATTGCGTACTATCTTGAATAACGCAGATAAATTCAATCGTTATTTGAATGTTGCCGAATTCAAAAATGGATCTATCAATACGACTGTTAAATCTTTCAATGATATTCCTATTTTGGGTGTACCATCTGCACGTATGAAAACTGCTTACGTATTCAATGACGGCAAAACAGCTAACCAACAAGCAGGTGGTTTTAAAGCTGATACAGCTGCAAAAGACATCAACTGGATCATCATGCCACAACGTGCACCTATTGCGGTATCTAAAACAGACAAAGTGCGTGTGTTCACTCCTGAATTAAACCAAAAGGCGGATGCATGGAAAATCGACTATCGTAAATACCACGATTTGTGGATCCCTAAAAACCGCTTTGCCGCAATTCGTGTTAATACTGGTGCATAATTAAGGGGTGTTTTAAATGACAAGACTTGTACGTATGAATGAAGTTCAATACGTAGAAACTGAATACGATATTGAACGTTTACAGTCCGAGGGCTTTGCAGTTGAGGAGTTGGAAACAGAACCAACTGACGATACTGAGGAAACAGAAGAAAAGCCAAAACGTGGTGGCCGTAAGAAAGCTGAGGCG